AATAAATAAGTCATTAATATGTATAAAAAGGAAAAGGTAGCATAAAGCCACCTAATCCCCAATTTAACCAAATGAAAAAATATTAACTATTTAATATGAATCTTTTATATGCGTATTCGTAAGCAGTCTCTATTGCATCTACTAACTCTTTACTGTTCTGTGCATAGGTTATCTTTTGACTTCCTATATTTCTTTGACCTTTGTAGTCAATGTAAAGTGTTACATCAGAACCTTTATAACCACCTCGCTTTGTAGGTTTCTGTACAACGTAAATATCCTCGTACCAACACGCTTGTTTCATCTTATGATATTCCAAGAATCTTATCTGTTATTTCGTTTGCCCATAGCATAAAGTATAAAAATCCATACATTGATGCTAATCCAAATAATCCAAAGAGTAAAGAGTAGCCTATGAACTTAATTGTGTTCCTGCGGTTCTCTTTCTTTGTTAAATTACTAATTAATACTTCTGTAAAATCTTCCATAATTATTGATTTAATTAAACTTTGTTTATACGAATATATAAACTTTTTTTAAACAATCCTAATTAATAGATAAAATATTCCCCTTTATTAGGATTCTCTAATTGGTCAGTAAGAACATATCGTGCTGCATCTATACAGTCAGGATGTTCTCCTGTAGGTTTTTGTAGTGTGTTACCTTCTTTATCTTTTGCCCATACATATCCTTGTAGTTCTCTTTTTAAGTTCTTGCTTCTTGCAGTAACGTATATCTCGTTTTGATTGATGAGGTTAATACCATACACTATACTATCTCTGCCTTTGCTTACTCCATATACAGAGTGTCCATATCCTTGTAACTCCGCTATAGATTTCGGTTCTGCTGAATCAGCAACAATGTTTTCTTTTATGTCCTGTTGTTGTAGGAAGCGACTTATATCTCTATTTAACATTCCTTTCTTATAAAGAACCTCATCAAAGATATAAGCATCATTCCATTTATATAATGCAATCAAGGTAGTAGGGTCTACTGAATAACCAAAGTCCATACCATAAGCCATTAGCCTTGCATCTTCAGGAAGTCTATCTATTTCTTTCCAATCAGGAATACATACACCTTCTAAACTACCTGTTTCTCCTAATCCATATACTTTCCACCAATTTGCCCAATACGTAGAAGTCTTTGCTTTCTCTTTAGCTTTCTCTATTTCTTTTACTATAGATTCAGGTAGTGCATTATTATCTTTGTAAGTAAGTGTGATGTAATCGGTGTCCTGCTTTCCTACCAATTCTTTGTCTACCCAAAACAAATTAGATGGATTGTAGTCTAACCATATAGTTCCGCTTGTTCTTACTGCTAATTGTGTATAAGCATCAAAAGGAACGTTGTTACACTCGTTAATGTATAAGTCTGTTCGTCTTGCACCTCTTAACTTATCAGGTTGGTCTGTAGAAAAGAACTCTATATAGCTACCATTTGAAAAGGTGTATTTTAAGGTACTTTTATTGAACTGACTATCACTATACCTATTGAGACCTTTTAGAATCGATAAGAAGTCCTTAATACAGCCCCTACGTAAGTGTGGAATGGATTCAGATACTACGCTTATTTCTTTTCCTTTGTTTCTTATAGCATAGTTAATCAATAAAGCAAGAATCGATATAGTCTTGGATGCTGATGTTCCACCTTTAACTATTCGTATCCTGCTTTTAAGTTTTTGTAGCTTTTTAAGTGCTATTGTTTTCTTAACCTGCATTAATCAATATCCTCAATGAAAAGCGGTAAATCTTCATTGATTGTAATATCTTTTGTTTCTCTTGGTTTACCAAGATAGTAGTTTAAGTACAATTGAATCCACTTTAGTTCTCCTGATTCAACACCTTTCTTTAAGGCATCAAGTGCAGCATCTTCTAAAGGAGATAATCTTTCTACAAGTTTTATTTCTTCGCTTTTAGGTTTTCTTCCTGCGAACCCTTTTGTAGAATGACCACCATTATTTTTTCTACCATCCATAATTAAAATAGATTAATTAATTAATTATACAATAACTTTATTTACAAAGTGTTAATTAATAAACCCATACTTCTGATAGAACTTCTCTCTACGAGTGTGCTTCTCTGTTATATCTTTTAGTGCATTACGTAGGTCGTTTATTATCTCTTCCTGCTCTTTTACCTGTTCTTTAAGCTGAACGTATTTAAGCACTATAGATTCATCTAATTCTATTACGTTATCTTTTTCATCTTCAAAGTTTCTTACTTTGTTTCGTAGGATTCGTAGATTGTTTTTTATCCTGTTGTCGTATTCTATCCAATTATTCAAAGACCTTATACCGTGCAATACAGAAGCGTGGTCTCTGTTTACCTGTTCGCCTATTTCTTCAAGGCTTAACTTTGTAAACTCTCTGCATAGCTTATAAAAGATTGCTCTTGCTTCTACATATTGTCTCTTACGAGTATTTCTTTTAAGGTTTAATTCAAAGTAGTTATCTACTATTTCTTTAATCATCTGTTTGTTCATCTTGTATCTTATTTAGTAATTCGTTTAATGTCATATATCCTGATTCGTGTATTGCTTTTAATATTCCTGCACACGCTTCATATTCTTCTGCTTTTTCGTATAGTTCAATAGCTTCTTCAAGTTCTTGCAAACCTCTGCCATTTGCTATATCTACTAAAGCAAGTAGATAAAATTCTTCTATTATATCTTTATTCATTTTTTACAAAAGTGCCATTAACCATCTTACCTGTTCTATTTATAATAACATCATAAGCACTTTTAATACAATCTTCTATTTTTAAATTTTCAAGTTCCGCTAAATTAGTTAATACAACAACACAATCACCTATAGCATCAATTATTTCTTCTTTATCTTTTTTTAATAAAGCTTTAGCCAATTCCCCCGCTTCTTCTTGTAATTTTATATATTGTGTTTTACTATCACCTTTATCTAATATACCTTTTTCTTTAGCCCATTTTCGTATTAATTCAAAATTTGTATATTCTTTTTTTGACTCTACGTAATTGTATAAACTTTGATTATATATATACATACCAAAATTAGGATATTGACTTTTTGTTAATTTGCTTTTAATAAATTCTAATATGTCTTTGTTAATTTCAATTTCACCAAAATCAGGCAAATTAAGCATTTTTAATTTTGAGTGATATTTATCAAAATCTTCTTTATTAAAAACTTTTGCAAAAGTTGTTGTTTCATTGGTTATATGTATTTTTTCCATTGTATTAAAATTTAATTGATTATATGGAACTCTATCCCGTTTATACCCGTATTTATCTTGTAATTCAATTTCTTTATTTGAAGCATCATTAATATCTGTAGTTTTATATAATATTTCATATTCACTTACTCCTTGTTCTTGAAGCCTTTCTTTTATTCTATGTGTACACCCAATTTTATTTGTTCTTGGTATTCTGTATACATAATAAGTTGTCATATAGCTAAAGGTGCTTTAATTAATTTATTTGATTTATAATTATCTAAATAATAATTATTATAATTTCCTTTTAATTGAGGTAATTCATAAGTATTACTTTCTAAATATAAATTAACTTGTTCAATATGATTCATATAAATGTGTGCATCAGCTAAATTTAAACCTAATTCATATGGCATTAAATTGCATTGTTTAGATATTTCAATTAAAAATAAAGCTCCAAAAATTATATCATAAGGTAAACCTAAAAATAAATCTGAACTTCTAAAGTGCATTACTAAATTTAATTTGTTATTACTTCTTACAAAATTAAGTTGAGTATAACAACAAGGTAAAGCTTGCTCTTTTAAATCAGATGGATTCCATAAAGTAATAATAGCTCGCCGCGTGTTGTTTTTAATTTCATTAATGCAATATTTAATTTGATTTATAGAATTATTATAATTTTTAATTTGATATCCATATACTTTCCCAAGCTGACCATTAATTGCAAATTCATTCCACCAATTTATATTATTATCTTGTAAATATTTTAAATCGGTACGACCTTCATATATCCATTTAAACTCTGCTAATGCTTTTTTAAAGTATATTTTTTTACCTGTTAATATAGGAAAACCATTATTTAATTTAATATTAATACTTTGATTAAATAATTTTAAAGTATTTATACTTGTGCGGTTTTTATTTTCTTCTCCATATTGCAAAACACGCAATAACAAATCTTTATATGTTTGTTCAAAATTATTCATTATTTTTAAAATTATTTAAAGCGGCTATGTAACCAACCGCATCTAATAAAGTATCTTCTTTTAAATTATATGCCATTCTGCTTATTTTTAAAGCAATCATACATTTATAAAAATCTTCTGTTGTAATTTTTTTATTACATAGTTCAGACGCTACTATTGCCGCTTTCTCCATTGATTCTTTAAATGGACCATATTCTCTTTCTTTTTCTTCAGAACGAAGATTAATTATTTTATTAGCTTCTTCTAATATATTCATAATATTCCTCTCATTACATATTGATCTAAATCGTTTTCTTCTTGAAAAAAGTACTTATAGTTGTCTACTGCTTGTCTGAATTTCTGTTCGCCTCTTGCTAAAAATTCATCACTCACATCAAAGATTCCTATATCAGTACTTGCTTTGTCAATCACTAAAAAGATAAACTTATTTTTCTTAAACAATTTAAGATACAACCACGCTTGAAGGTCGTAAGAATATTTATCGCAAGAGTAACGAAATGAATTTAGGTCTTGACTTGTTTTCAGGTCAATGATTGTGTCTCCTTGAATTATATCTGCTTTACCTCTAAATGGTAAGTCCTCTATCATTTCTACTGCAGGGACTTCAAACTCTGATTTGTTTAATAGTTTGAGTGCTGCTTCATTTCTTAATACTGCATCTGCTAATCTTTCTGCTGCGCTTCTTTCTTTAGTCAAAAACACTTCTCCATACTTTGCTTTAGCATCTTTGTATAGGTTAGTGTTCTTTGTGGAAGCATCTACAAAATGTAACTTATCTACTTTATGAGGTTCAAGTATCATCCAATGTACTAATTTACCTGCCGCTAATGCAGGACTATCTCCGTTAGGGTCTCCGTACTTTAGAATGTTTCTATAAGTCTTTGGACTTTTAAGTAGTGTTTTAAGAGATGAACTACTTAAAGCATACTGTCCAAGATGTTTGTAGTAGAATGAATCATCATAAGCCATTCCTACTATTTCTTCTTTGAGAAATGTTTCTCCGTTTAATAGTGTTATCATAACCTTGTAATTTCGTTTTGTTCTTCTTTTCTCCTGTTCAGTTCCTGCTGACATCTGTGAGCGTAACCATCCAAGAATTGATGTGTGTTAATTACTCTCTGTAATTCGTGGTCTGTCATTGACCTGTAGTAAAGTTCTTCGTATGTCATAATTAATATATTTATTCAAATATAAACAATTATTTAACATCTTCATCTTTTGGGAAAACTTTTTTTTCTAATTTTTCTATTTTATTTAAGGCAACTACTAACGCTTGTTGAGTTAACTTTATATCGTGTTGCATCTTAATTAATTTAGCTTCTTTCATCCCTATAGATTTGTGAGCACACTGCAAAGCGTTGTTCTTTGTCTTTAAACTCTGTTACCATATTGGAATCAATCATACATCTTTGTATGAACTCCTTTTGTGTTTCTGTTGCTTTTGGTTTAGGTAGTGGCATTACTTCTGTTGTTTTAGTTTCTCTATATATAATGTTGCATCCATAAGTTCCTCTTGTAAATGATTTAAGAACTGATAGAATCCATCAGGAGAATCGTGCAATGTAGTACCGTATTTTAATATGCCGTCTCTACTTCTTGCTCTCATCCTGTTTATTACCTTTTCCACTATAGGGTCTTTAGGTAAATAATTATAGGTTGAATCTGTGGTATAGCCTCCTGCTTCCATCATTTCCTCCCACTTTTTTATACTATCACTCATTTTTTAAATATTTGATATACTAACCACTCTATAATCCTAAACATAACATATCCTACAAATAAATCATCCATAGAGTGCTTTGTATTTGGTTATCTCCTTTTCAAGTTCTTTTATTTTTTGTTCGGCTTTTCTTGCTCTCATAACTGCTCTATCCTTGTCTGCTCTATATTCTCTTATGGATTGATTATAAAGCCTTTCGTTTGTTATAAGATTGTGTACATAAAAGCCTACTTCCTGCCAACAAAAATAGAACTCATTAAGGTCTTTGTTTTCAGGTTTTGCTTTTCTCCACTTGATTATTTTCTCTCCTACTAAATTAAAATTTGTGTAGTACTCTGCTTCTCGTAAATTGTTTAATTTCTTCATTTATTTTATACTTTATTATAAATATTGATTGTAAACTGCTACCAAATCCTTATACACTACTTTAGCAAAACTACAAGGTGTACATTCTACTTTGGTTTTAAATATTCTTTCGTATATAATCTTGTACGTCTCTTGCTCATCAGGAGTAAACTTATTCTTTTTAGTGTCTACTGCCATTTTAATTAAATCAAACTCTTCTTCTGTCAAGCATTCAGGTTTCTTATATCTGAACACTTGGTTTAGTTTCTCTTTTCTTTCATCACATCCACAATCTTCCCCTGCTAAAAACTTAACCGCTTTCTTTATTCCTGTAGCTTTTGTAATCTTTTCTACTGTGTCTCCAAGTCCTTCACTTGCTTCAGCGTGTTTTTTTTTCCACTCTTTGTATTCTTTTGAGAGTTTGTCTCCTTTGAAATCTTTCATAACTTATCGTAATCTTTATTTATATAATCTTCCCAATCTTCTTTAAACTTTTCGTTTAGTTCATTTTTAGCGTGTTTAAGCGTATTAAATATACTTACCCAACTTATATTAGTCTCTTTAGCTATTCCCCTTATAGAGAGTTCTGTATCCCTGTACAAAGTAAATAACTTTTTTTCATACCATCTCCAACTATCTATGTGGTCATCTATCATAGTACATATCTTATTGAAGGCTATTTGTTCATCCATTTGCGAATCGTTTGGAATTTGGATGGTAATTTGGTCATCATCAAGAGAAACTTTATCAATCTTTCTTTTACTATTATAATATTGGTAATACAAAGAACGCAAAGTAAAAAACAAATACCCGCGACTAACAACACCATTTCTAATAACCTTGCTTTCATCTGCATATTTATGTAGTGTCAAATAACACTCTTGTACTATATCTTCAGCGTAGTCATACTCGCCAAAACTTTTTACTATATTGACCCATTCCTTATGCCTTTCAGCAACTATAGTGAGCCATTGTGTGGGTTTATCCATATAACAGTTATACTAATTACACCAATAACACATTGTAGTATTATTTCGTCTCCTTCTTCTAACTGTTCTTTGCTATATAAAAAACCAAACATCATTCCTATTACAGGACTTAAAATGATATCTGCATTTTTGATTTGACCTATAATTAAATAAACCAAAGTGATTACCATTAAAAGTCCAAGTAACATCATATTCCTAAAGGTTTTATTTCTTTATTTTCTTGTATTAAATCTTTACCTAAATATTCAAATCCTACGTTATTTATTTTCATTCTTAAACTTATAGGCTGCTCAAATGTTGTTGGTCTTGCGCCTGTTTCGTTCTCCTTTACTTTTAAAACGTGAATGTGAGAATACATCCAATCGGTAGGATGTTGTACATATCTATGAATACACCAAATGTCATCAGCACGAGAACTAATTTTAGAACCACCTTCTGCATCACTCATTGCTAATGGTCTTGTTAATCCCTCGTATTCGTGTCCGCTATGATGTACTTGCCGAAGTGCAGAGGTTACTCCGTGTGCATTAACACAAACTTGTACGTTATTCTTTTTGCTAAATATTCTTAATTCAGTCAAAACCTGATAGTCGTACTCGTGGGCATTTCCTACCATTTTAAGTACTGCTGCATCTTTAGCCAACGAGTTGTAAGGGTCTATTAATAAACCATCGTAATTCCAAGCATCTTTTATTTGTTGTGCTTCTTTCAAAAGACTTTTATAAGTGTATAAGTCCTCTACTTCTATTATTTTAAAGTGTTGATTAGACCACTCTACTGCTTTATCTATTAAGGTGTCTGTAGCTTCTTGAATAGGTTTACCCATTCTAAATTCTATAATTTTTCTTAATATTGATTCAGGACTGTTCTCACTTGACCATATTAAGAATTTAAGATTGTGTTTCTTTGCCCACAATACATAAAAGTAAATAAGTGTTGTAGTCTTACCTACGTTAGCGTGTCCTATTGCTATTAGTACGTTTTTTTTGAATCGTATGTGTTCGTCAATTTCAGGAACTCCTATTTTAAGTCCTTCTTTTATTCTGCCATACTTGATATCTAAAATCCTATCTTGTAATTTCTTTGCTTGTGCTATCATATACTTTGCGGAGTTTTCGCATACTTCCTTACGATTTCCTCGTTATATTCGTTTTTGTTTCTATGTTCTATATAATATCCTGTTATTGGATTTACTAAATAATTCCAAAAGTCATCAGGCATCTCTCCTTCAAATATCTTTTTCATAAATATATAAAAAAAGGGGGAACTTAATCCCCCAATTATTTAAAATGGTAAGTCTGCAGTTTCTCTTGCAGGGTTCTGCTCTGTGTTGCTAACGTTTCCTATTGTGTGTGCTATCTTCCAACCGTTAATACTTGAATAGTATTTACCATTGTATTGACTTCCACGTAAATTAATGCTAACCGTAACAGGGTTTCCTACTTGAAACTTTTGAATGTCCTCCATAGCTTTACCCATAAAGTCAATAGGTAAGTCTTGTGGGTAGTCTCCTTCTGTTGTTACAACGATAGTTCTTTTAGACCACTCATTGCCTGATTTAGAAGTTCCTGATTCAATGTCTTGAATAACCTTGATGTTTCCTGTAATTTCCATATTTCTATTTTTATTGATTGATTATTATATTTTGTTGTGTAATATACTTTTTTAATTCTACAATTTTGCAAGTTCATCTTCTACTTTTTTAGATACCTTGTATTTGCTTTTTATAGCTTCTATGCTACCTCCACCTTTTATAAATTCTATTGCTTTACTAAATTCAGGTGTGTTTTGGTTTAACCATTTCTTTTCTTCGGTTACTCCACTTGCTACATTACCGTCATCGTCTACTGCCTGTAATCCAAGAAGTGAAGCTAAAGTATATCTACGATAATAAGTAATTGCTGAACCTAACTTCTGTGGGTCGTTTATTTCAGGTAGCTTTAAACCTGATATAACACCTCCTGTTCCATCAACACAGATAAGTTTACTATAAACACTATCTTCCTCTATTGGTTGCAGTAGAAGTAATCTATGCTTCTTTAAGAGAGGGTTAAGCTGATTGATTAAAGAGTTAATATCAAAATACTTTGACTTATAAAAAGGGTTACTTGCATCCTTGCTAATTGTTCCTATCTCTTGTTGTAGATTGAACAGTTTCTGATTAATGTTTGTTTCTTTCATAACTTAAAATTAATTGTTCTTTTAGTTTTTCGTTTTCGTGTTGCAGTTCCAAGACCTCGCCATAGAGTTCTGCTTTAGTATAATGTTCCATATCGTAAAGATACAAAAAAATATTTAACAAAAAAAAAGAGGATAAGAAATTAATCCTACCCTCCATAACAAAGAACAATTATACAAGAATTAATCAAGTAAGTTTTTTCAATCTATCACTATAATCAGAAATCATTTCTTCTAACTCGATATTTGTAAATTTACGTAGTTCCCTACTTTCTTCAAGCAGCTTTTGAGATAAGTTATTACCAAGATATAAACTATACTTATATTGTTCTCCTGCTCTATAGACATTACAGGCTACACATTGTGGTTTAACATTTCTTTCATCCCAACGTATAGAGTAGTGCTTTCTACTCATAAAGTGTCCTGCTTGTATTTCTTTCCAATGAAAATTTTTACTACAAGTTACACAAGTACAATAGCCATTCTTATCTGCATTAGACAGTCTTATATACTGACTAAATACTACATCAAGTTTTTTAACTAATTTACTTCTTGTAGGTTTCTTTGCAGTTCTTGGCATAGTTTTTTTTTAATCATTGGTTAAGCATCCATATGATTCAACAGTAAGTTACCATCTGATTCATTAAATCCTTTTACGAGCCTATATAAATACTTACTATCTGATTTAACTTTTTTCTTTTCTGTTTTAGTAGAATCTATACCAAGATTTTGATATTGTATAGCATCTAATTCTAATATGCTATCTGTTCTTTCTTTTACAGATAATTGAAAATCTTTTGCAATTTTTTCTGCTAATTTTCTAATAGTTAAATCTTCCATTTATTTATATATGTATTAAAGTTAGTATTTAAGTTGTATTAAAAATAATAATTACATTCCCACTAACCCACCAAAGTTACACGCTTTTTTTGAAAGATGTAAACTTTTTAAACGGTAAGTTATAAACATTATCTTCCTTGACCACGATATTTCTTAACGTAGTTTTTAGATGATTTTACACTTGATTGTTTTGATTTACTATGTATTCCCTTACGTCTTACTTTGACCTTTTCGTAGTTGATAACTTTTTGTTTAGCCATTCTTGTGCATTTTATTTCCAAATACCTTCTCTACCCCTCTTGAACCGAAATAACCACCTATAACGATACTTAAAAGACCTGTAATAGAATCTAATGGGTATCCTAAATACCAACCTACTACGTAACTAATTGTAAGGAATACTAAAGTCAATGGTCTAACGTTATTTGCTAACCAAGACTTACTGTGAGCATCTGCAACCCATCTACGGGTTACTCCATCTATCTCTGCTCTCTCTAATTCAAGTTTTTTTAATGCTATGGACTTATCCTCTTCGGACATATCAGAACCGCCTATAATGGCTTGTATTACGTTTCCTGCTAACGTATCTCCTGCTACTGCTCCTACTATATTAGGAATCTTCTCTAACAAGAACTGTCCTACTTGTGTCTCTTTAAATTTCTTTTTGTCAGACATATCGTATTACCTACAGTATTAGTAAGTCCATACGGAGTTAGGTTTAGAATCGTCTGTGTCGCAATGTATGAATGTTTTAGCAACTCCGATTCTTTTAAATCCTGCTCTAATAAGAGCGTTAAGGATAACGTATCTGTCGTGTCCTGAATTGACTGCAATGTCGGCTGCAACTCCAATAAGGTGTGATGAGTTAGGAGATGCTTTATATCCCTTGTCTCGCAATGATTGATTATATTCTTTTGTTCTATATCCTGATGTAATTCTAAAGGGTATTCCTGCAATGGCTCTTGCTTCTTCAAGTTTGGTAAGAAAGCCTGAATCCATATTAAGCCCTGAATTAGGTAAATCCGGAGAAGAAAATTCCGAGAGAGTAAAGTAATTAAGGTTCATACGAATATATCGTAGATTATTTTAATAAGTACAAAGAAAGCGATAACACCAACAAAGATAACTTTACCTTTGTCAAATAATAAATCACTTTTCCAATTATCCACCACCCAATCTTTAGCAGCTTTTTTAACTATACTCCAATATTTTTTTATCATTTTCTTTTATCTACTTTTAAATATTCTAAATCTTTCATAAAGTCCCTCATCTCTAAAGTAATCTCTCTTACTTCCGCTTCGAGTTGTCTTTGTGCTTTCCAAGTGTATTCTTTCTCGTTGTATTTAAGTTTAGTAACCTCCGCAGCATTAGCATCTATCTTGGCACTCAAAGTATAGTAAGAACCAATAATAGAAGCAAACATAGCAGCTATCGTAATTATTTGGGTAATACTGATTGAAACATCAGCTTTCTTATCTCCGTTTAAATCTATATTCATTTTAGTTTCTTGCTTATTGAAATTACTGTATATCCTATTGCCAAGATTAAGGAAATCGTTTGAAGATAGGGATTAATCTCCGTTATTGATATTGCTAATGCTATTGCGTTTAATAGATATATCTTCAACTGTTCCATTGTTTATGCTATTGCTAAATACATCATAGTATCACTATAACCTGGTCTACCATTTATTCTACCATCACTTGAGGTTGAA